AACAGACAAGCGTATGACTATAATTGAATATTCAGTAGGGGTGAAATAATGTCACAATATAAGCTTATCGGCGTGGGTACTAACGCAAAGACTGTCAAGGGTGACGGCTCAGAATACCTCACTGGCATTGTATACATGACGCCGTGGAAAGTTATGGTTGACGGTAAATCATTCAATAGTTGTAGCATGGCTGAACAAGCGGGTTGCATTGAGGGGTGTTTGAATACAGCTGGTCGTGGTGCCATGAATTGTGTGCAAGCGGCAAGGCAACGCAAAGCTGAATGGTTTTACCGTGATCGTGATGGTTTCATGACACAACTAATGCAAGATATTGCTAAGTTCCAAACGTATTGCAACAAGCGTGGTATTCAGCCAGTCATTCGTTTGAATGGTACAACTGACATTCGGTGGGAATTGGTTAAGCTAGATGGCCTGACTATCTTTGAGTTATTCCCACGTGTGGCATTCTACGACTACACCAAAGCCGCAAACCGCAACACGTCACACATACCTAATTATCACCTTACGTGGTCATATTCTAATGCATCGCCTAAGTATGCCGCCATGATGCAAACAGCCCTAGATCGTGGTATGAACGTGGCAACGGTATTCCGTAAGGCCTTTGACTATGCAAACACGTGGGCAGGTTTACCCGTGATCAATGGTGACAGTGACGACTTACGCATACTAGATCCTAAGGGTGGCCACATCGTGGCACTATACGCTAAGGGCAAGGCCAAGTGATATCAGGGTTTGTTGTAGACGCATAAGGGTTGTTTTATTGGTGGCACTCAATAGGGTGTCACTAGATAAACCAAACCGAAAGGAAATAATATGTTTTTAATTGTAACAACACAACCACTGAACGACGGAACCAAAGGGTTTAGGTTCAATGCCTTTGGCGTCAAGGGTATGCTACGCAAACGTAAGAACCTAAGCCGTGGCTATGGTATCAACAAGGGTAAGGCAATGACAGCCCTACACGTAGGCAAGGTGACAGTGTACGTAGAGAACAAGGGTAACAAGTATAGTGCCAGACAATTCAGACACTTTGCGGGGTGATGTATAAGCTAGACATAATAGATGATAAAGGTTTCTTGTTCTGTCTCGTCAAGGTACAGGGTAGGGATAGATTAAAACAAACACTGACCAAGTATAAAAAGATACAGGGTCTAACAGTAAAGGTAGAAAAACTATGACAATGACAGCCTCAATTTCACTCAGAAGTTATAACGATGAGCAGATAGCATTTTGCCACATAGACTCAGATAGCTATGAAGATTTTAGTTGTGAAGGTTTTGTTGAAAAGGCTTGGGCAATGGCTGACAAAATGGCAGCTGGGTTGTCAGAATCTGACGACTGGCGATTGATCGTGACAATAGACTTAGACGTAAGGGATTAAACAAGATGACAAAGTATCTATACAAGGTGGGCATATCGTTGTCAGTGTTGTTCAACGTCATACTGATGGGTGAATTGCATCAGACATTCAGTGCACGTAACCATCAACGCAAGAGAGACAAGAAAAGGAACCTATGCATTGTCATTGATAAGATGTTAGGTCGTGATCATTGCTTGATGTGCTGGTCACGGTGGGTGACAACAAGATGACACAAGAGAAGCAACAACCTTTATACTTTCATTCTTATCATCGTAACACCATCAAGCAGATAGACGAGGCTATATGGTTAGACAGTAACGGTGACCTTCAAGAAGAACAATATGAAGAAGATAGAGAATACATATATACCCTTGGTAGGGACAAGCCCTAGGGTAACAACATTTTCAGACCTGTCAAGAGGAAAACGACATGGAATTTCAAACAACTTTTACACGGTGTGATCAAACGATAACCGTATATGGCACACTGTATGAAGACGGTGAGTGTCGGTGTGTGTATGACTTCGACACAGGCCCAGAGTTAGAGGTCACCCTTGACCCTGAGTTTATATTGAATGAGGCATACGACCAAGACAATGAGGTAGTGTCAATGAAATCCTTGACGGTACTAGAAAAGTCTGTCATCGTTGAGATCTTTACACAAGACTATTGGGAAGAATGGATATGACATGGATGAGCCACAAGCCTTGCCCCTACGAAGAATGCGGGAGCACAGATGCCTTCAGCTACAACACAGAGAGCCAATCAGGTAGGTGTCACAGCTGCGAACGTAAGTACCCAAGGGTTAAGGATACCTTGACAGATTGGGCACAAGATGAGTACCCTACAGAGGGTGAACAGAAACAAGAGGGGTGGGATATGCCACAAGCTAACATCAAACCAGTACCTACCGAGATGCTGACACCTGTATACCGTACCGTGCGGGACATCAGTTCAGAGACACATAAGTACTACGGTGTCAAGACATTTGTTGATGCACAAGGTAAAGAAATCAAACAGGAGTACCCGTACCCATCAGGCGGTATCAAGACACGGTTCTTCCCTAAGGATTTCAGAGCTACCAACCTCAAGTCAGATGAGTTGTTCGGTATGAACCTATGGAATGCTGGCTCATGTAAGATCGTGACTATCTGTGAGGGTGAGTTAGATGCGATGTCAGCCTATCAGATGTGCAAGAACCCTAAGTACAACACAGCCTTTGTATCACTGCCATCAGCCACCCCTAGCAACAAGCTATGGACCAAGGCAGCTGATTGGTTGTCATCCTTTGATAAGATCGTTTTATCCATTGAGCATGACGACCAAGGGAATGCTGTGGCTCAACGCATAGCTAACCTATACCCGAACAAGGTGTACCGTGTACAGCATGACAAGTACAAGGATGCTAATGAGTTCCTACAGGCTGGCATGGGTAAGGATTACTTCAACGCATGGTTCAATGCCAAGAAGTATACACCTGAGAACATCATCAATTCACCTGATCAATTCCTTAAGATGTATAACTCAGCTGATGATCATGTGTATGTACCGACAGGCATCAGTGACTTCGACGACCTATGTATGGGCCTCATGCAGGGACACTTCACACTGTTCAAGGCACAGACAGGCATAGGCAAGACAGAGTTCATGCGTTACCTTGAGTTCAACATCCTTAAGAACCACCCCGACATCAGCATAGCTGCATGGCACATGGAAGAAACCAAACTGCGTACACTACTAGGCTTGGTGTCATACGACATGAAGAAGAACGTGACACGTAAGGATCTGATTGAGGAAGAACAGTGCGAGGATGCAGTAAGGGATTCCATCCATAACCTGACAAAGAATGAAAGGTTCTATCAGTTCTTCTTGAACGATGAGGATGACCCACTTGATATACTAGGTCACATACGTTATCTATCTCAGGCATGTGGTGTACGGTATGTGTTCTTCGAACCTATCCAAGACATAGCTGCCAACATGGGTGGTGACGAGAGTAAGGAACAATTCCTAGCTGACCTATCTGTCAGGCTATCTAAGTTAGCAGCTGAGCTAGGCATAGGGATCGTTACAATCGGACACACTAACGACGATGGTGCCGTCAAGTACTGTCGTATGATTGAGCAACGTGCATCAGTTGTCGTTGAGTTACAACGGGATAAGATGTCAGAGGACATAGATGAAAGGAATACAACCCAACTGCTGGTCACAAAGAACAGACCCGTTGGACCTACAGGGTATGCAGGTCAACTCAAGTTCAACCCTAACTCATTTACATTGGAAGAAAAGTATGGACAATATTAACATGGCATACGTAGCTGGTGGTATATACTTCTTAGGTATCTACTTCCACTACGTCCACGTGCTAACGATCTTTCACCTCATGGACAGGGATGATGCTAACACCAAACGTATTGTCATGCACAGCCTAGTGTGGCCGTGGACAGTGGTCATGATGTTGTCAGAAGAACTATTCGGTGATGACGATGATGAAGAGGATGACAAATAGATGAAGACAGTAGCAATGGACATAGAGACAGATGCACTAGATGCTACCCGTATCCATGTTATCTGCGCACAGGATGTGGACACAGGGGAAACATATGAGTTCCTTAATGTGTCACACGTAGAGGAAGAGGAGGAACGTTTTGTTACATTCGTTAGCACAGTTAATACTTTTGTGTTCCACAATGGGATTGGGTTTGATGTACCTGTTATCAATAAGCTGGTCAGAAAGGGTTGCATATGTCCTTCTATGGTTAGTGACACTCTTATTCTCAGTCGCCTTATTGATTACACCCTAGATGGTAAGGGTCACAGCCTTAAGGCATGGGGTCAACGTCTCGGTGAGTTCAAGATAGGCTTCGATCAGTTCGAGGTACTGACACAGGAGATGGTTGACTACTGCCATCAAGATGTGAGGTGACGGTACAACTATACAAAAAATTTAAGAAGGTTATAGCTGACCCTGATTGGCAAGATGCTATACGTTGTGAGCATGACATCCAGATCCTATGTGAAGAGATGACAGCACATGGCTTCTCCTTCGATGATGCTAAGGCTGAGACACTACTGGATGAGGTAGAGCTACGCATGTTCGAGCTAGAGGATGGATTCCAAGTTGACTTCCCACCTCAGCTGCAAGAGGTTAACCGTATCAAGTATCGCCGTAAGAAAGACGGTGAACTAATGAGTAACGTAACAAAGGCACAAGAGAAGTACCCTCAGACAAGAGTTGATTGGTCATACAATCCACCTGACCTAGTGTGCTACGATTGGATAGAGTTTAAACCATCCTCCCCTAAGATGCGTATCGACAGGCTATGGGAAGCAGGGTGGACACCAGTAGAGAAAACAAAAGGACACATAGGATATGACCGTGAACAAAGACATCAACAAAGATCGTGGAGATAATATTAAAAGAAAGGCGTTGTCGAGTGCAAATAGGTGTTCTGTTTGCTTTACTGAGGGTTTAACAGAAGCACATCACATAGTCCCAGTTTCCTTAGGTGGTCCAAGCATCTTGTCTAATCTCGTAGAATTGTGTCTAAGTTGCCATGACAAAGTACATAATCAAAGAGCTGGGTGGAGAGAAAAGCACGTGCTGGTATCGAAGCTGCCAAGGCTAGGGGTGTCTACAGAGGGCGACCTTTTAGTCTGGACCACGACAAGATAAGAGAACTGTGGTCTAGTGGTATGGGTGCTACAGCTATATCTAAGGAACTGGGTTGTAGTCGTGGTGCTGTCTATAAAACAATGAAGGGGTAACGTAATGATTGATCGTGGCGATAAGTTCGCAAGGTACGGATGGACACTATCTGAGGTAAACCTTAACACACTCCCTGACACAGCCCCTGAGGGTGGCAAGAGATTAGCTGAGTGGTTGACACTGGAAGGACGCCGAAGCTCACTGGTTGAGTGGCTAGGGCACTGTGGTGAGGACAAACGTATTCATGGTAGGTTCAGTCACATAGGTGCATGGACAGGACGCATGGCACACTCAGCACCTAACCAAGCTAACATCCCATCAGCCTTCCATGGCACACCTCGTACCCCAGTAGAAGAAGTTAAGGCACGGTATGACGGTCAGTTCAGGGAGCTATGGAAGGTAGAGGATGGCAACTACCTAGTGGGTACTGATGCTGAAGGCATCCAGCTACGTGTACTGGCACACCTGATGAAGTCAGAGGAATACGTACATGCTATTGTGTCAGGTAAGAAAGAGGATGAGACAGACATTCATAACCTCAACAAGAAAGCACTAGGCATCTCTCATGTCACACGTGATGACGCAAAGACATTCATCTATGCCTTCTTGCTAGGGGCAGGTACAGCTAAGATCTCACAGATACTAGGTGTCAACCAACGTGAGGCAGGTCAAGCTGTTGAAAACTTTACACAATCTATTGAAGGCTTAGCTACCCTGAAGAAGAAGGTCATACCTCATGTAGCTAAACGTGGTTGGTTCAAGGGACTAGACGGACGTAAGGTTATCGTACCCTCCGAGCACAAGACATTAGCTGGTATGCTACAGAACGGTGAGTCAGTTATCATGAAGCACTCAGCACTACAGTGGGTACGTCAAGCTAAGCAGATGGGCATTGACTTCAAGCTAGTGACATGGCCTCATGATGAATGGCAGACTGAGGTATGTGGTACATATGCAACAGCTGAGAAATTAGGTGAGATACAACGACAATCTTTCGTTGACGTAGGAATTAAGTTCGATATGGTCTGCCCATTAGCTGGGTCAACCGACATCGGACGCAACTGGAAGGACACTCACTAATGTCTACATACATTATCGCACTGTCACCTGTACTTTTAGTGTTGACACTTGCAGCAATCGTATCTATTACTAATCATCTAACATGCAACAAAGGAGACTAAGCATGGCTAAATCTAAATACGGTATATTCGAAGGTGAACTATACTACGCCCGTGTATTCAAGGATAACATGGACGACAGTGAGTATCACACGTCTACACAAGGTCAGTTCAACGTGATGTTCGTACCTAAGGACAGTGATGAAGTTAATCGCATGGTAGCTATGGGTTTC